ATGAGGATCAAGAAGATGACTAAAAATCTATGGGATAAGGAAGAGCGACAGGTCTTTCGATCTCTGACGAGACAATACAAACAAGAAGGATATGATAGTAAAGAAGCTAAGAAATTAGCCAGACAAGAAACAAAAGAAATCATGAGCGACAAGATTGAGTTCGCTGAAACCTTATATGAACAGGCTTTGCAAGACTTTGATTGAAGATATAATAAATAAAGTTATTTTATTACAAGCATTAAACTATGATGCTTATTTTAAATTTAATAAAAAGAAAGGAGGAATGCTTTGTGTCAAAGAAGATGGTAAAGTTGTGTGGATATATCCATATGTTACTGCACCTCAAAAGTCTCATACTAGAACAGTACTTACAAATTATTTTGGTAAGTCTATTATTAGGAATTAAATATGTCTGGTAAATGGTTAGAACGAGGAGAGTGTCCTGAGTGTGGGTCTAGCGATGCTAATGTTAGCCACTCAGAAGGATACTCTCATTGCTTTTCTTGTGATACACACTTTAAAGAAGGAACTGAACAAGTGGTTGTACCTATGCAGAATAAGAAAGAAGGCTTTACAGTAGGAGAACTAAAAGGAATTGATGATCGTAAGATTAGTAAGGCTACGTGTAAGAAGTTTAATACCTTTGTAAAGACTAGTGGTAATACAATTACTCATCACATATATCAGTACTATGATTCAAAGGGAGAATATGTAGGTAATAAGGTCAAGCAAGTAGAAGGTAAAAAGTATTGGTCTGAAGGTAACATTCAGAATGCAGGGTTGTTTGGTCAAGATATCTTCACACCCAGAGGAAAGTATGTAACTGTGTGTGAAGGTGAGCTAGATGCTATGTCTGCTTATGAATTACTTGGATCGAAGTGGCCCACAGTATCTATCAAGTCAGGGGCGCAAGCTGCTCTGCGTGATTGCAAGAGTGCCTTTGAATATCTCAACAGCTTTGAGAATGTTGTTCTATGCTTCGACTCTGATAAGCCTGGAAGGGAAGCAGCAGAGAAAGTAGCTCAACTCTTTGAGCCTAATAAGTGTCGCATCATTCATCTTGAATACAAAGATGCAAATGAATATCTCAAGATGAATAAGCGTCAGAAGTTTACAGAAGAATGGTGGAATGCTAAACCATTTACACCAGCAGGTATTATCAATCTGGATTCTTTACAAGATTCTTTGTATGATGAAGCACATTTTGAAACGTGCCTGTATCCTTGGTCTGGTCTGAATGATAAGACCTATGGCATGAGGACAGGAGAGCTTGTAACCTTTACCAGTGGTGCTGGCATGGGTAAGTCTAGTATCATCAGAGAGTTGATGCATCATCTCTTGAAAAGTACCAAGGATAACATTGGTGTTTTGGCTATGGAAGAAAGTATCAGGTCTACAGCCTTTAACATCATGGCAGTGGAGGCTAATGCTAGGCTGTACATCAAGGAAGTACGAGATCAATTTGATAAGAAAGACCTGCTCAAGTTTCAGAAAGATACACTAGGAACAGGTAGGTTCTTTGCCTTTGATCACTTTGGTTCGATAAGTAACGATGAGATACTTAATCGAGTCAGGTACATGGCAAAGGCTCTTGAGTGTCGTTGGATTATTCTTGATCACTTGTCTATCTTGGTATCAGGTCAAGAACAATTTGGTGATGAACGTAAGTCAATTGATATTCTAATGACCAAGCTTCGTAGTCTTGTGGAAGAAACAGGATGTGGATTGCTCTTGGTATCTCACTTGCGTAGACCATCAGGTGATATTGGACATGAGAATGGTAAAGAAATTACCTTGTCACACCTTAGAGGAAGTGCTAGTATTGCACATCTTAGTGACAGTTGCATTGGTTTGGAAAGAAACCAGCAAGCACCTGATGAGGTAGAGGCTAACACTACTATCCTTCGTATCTTGAAGAACAGATACACAGGTGATGTTGGCATTGCTTCATATCTTTACTATGACAAAGAGACAGGAAGGATGAGTCAGATAGATAATCCTTTTGACGCAGAGAATACAACAGATGAGGAGGTGCCTTTCTAATGTCGAAGTGTGTGGTAGATATCGAAACAGATGGTTTAGATGCTACTAAGTTACACTGTATAGTAGCTAAAGATATAGACACACAAGAAACTTTTACCTGGGAAGAAGATAAGTGCAAAGATTTTGTGTCTTGGTCAGCTAAATATGATAAGCTGATCATGCACAATGGTATTAACTTTGATGGGTATTGGTTAAACAAATTACTAGGCATGAATATACAACTCAATCAAATAGAAGATACTCTGATCATGTCCCAACTTTATAATCCTATTCGTTCTGAAGGACATTCGCTTAAAGCATGGGGCGATAAACTAAGAATGCCTAAAGGAGATGTAGATAGTTTTGAGTACTACTCTCCAGAGATGTTAGAGTATTGTAAACAAGATGTTAATATTACCTCACGATTATATAAGGTTTTAGAAGATGAAGGTAAAAGTTTTTCTTCTAAATCTAAACATCTTGAGTATAAGGTACGTGCTATCATTGACCAACAAGAACGAAATGGTTTTGCTTTCAACCTTCGCAAAGGACAAGCACTCTTGGGTTGTCTAGAAGATGAGGCTAATGAGTTAAGTGATACAGCACAAGAGATGGTTCCACCCACCAAGGTGGAGCTAAAGACCAAGACAAAATATATTCCTTTTAATATAGGTTCTCGTCAGCAAATAGCTGCTGCTCTACAACAGAAAGGATGGAAGCCTGAGACATATACAGAGAAGGGAAATATTATAGTCAACGATGATGTTCTATCTAAGATTGACATGGACGAGGCTAAAATGTTCAGTCGTTATTTGCTCTTGCAAAAGCGTATAGCCCAGATTCGATCTTGGATAGAAAAGTGTGGGGATGAAGGCAGAGTTCATGGAAAAGTAATGACACTCAAAACAATCACAGGAAGAATGGCACACAACAGCCCTAATATGGCTCAAGTGCCAGCCTCTTACTCTCCCTATGGTACTGAGTGTCGTGAGCTTTGGACTGTTAGTAATCCCCATACTCATAAGTTAGTAGGCACAGATGCTTCAGGCTTGGAGCTACGTGTCTTGGCTTCTTACATGAAAGATAAAGCATTCATTGAAGAAGTTCTTAATGGTGATGTACATACAGCTAACATGAAGATGGCTGGATTAAACGATAGGTCGCAAGCAAAGACATTTATATATGCATTATGTTATGGTGCAGGTCCAGCTAAGATAGGTAGTATAGTTGGTGGGTCTTCTAAAGAAGGACAGGTTCTTATAAATAGATTTCTCAACAACATGCCACGCTTTAAAAACTTGCGTAACCAAGTCATTGAAGCTGCTGAGAGTGGTGTAATCAAAGGACTTGATGGTAGGCTGTTACACATACGAAACTCTTTTTCTGCTTTGAATACCCTGATCCAAGGAGCAGGAGCAGTTGTATGTAAACAATGGCTTGTCCATATGATGGCTGAAGTATATGCATCAGGTCTTGATGTTAAACTAGTAGGGAGTATTCATGACGAATATCAATTTGAAGTATCTAATCAAGATGTAAAAAGATTTACAGAGATAACTAAGTACTCTATGATTAAGACTACTAAAACCTTAAACCTAAACTGTCCCTTGGATAGTGAACACAAAGTAGGAACCACATGGCTAGAAACGCATTAGTACATAAAGAAAATATGGAGCTAGGATTAAAGACTGAAAATCTTTTTGAAGAGACAGCTAAGAAAGAAAACTTTATAGTACAAAAATCAAGTCTATCAGAGGACAGATTTAAACATATAGATTTCTTTCTAGAACAAGATCACTTTAAATACAGTGTAGATGTCAAGGCTAGGAAGAAAACAAACAGAGATGATGCCAAGGTTAATGATGAATGGACCTGGATTGAATTTAAAAATGTACTTGGCAGGAAGGGATGGCTGTATGGTGAAGCTGACTACATAGCATTTGAAAGAGCAGATGATTTTCTAATGGTCAACAGAGAAAATCTAGTAAAATTCTGTGAGGATAAAGTTGATTTAGAAACTATGGTTTCCAGAGCTTACCAAGCAGAGTATAAAGTTTATCAAAGACAAGACAGGAGGGATTTAATTACGAGAGTTCGTATGGATGACCTGGCTAACTTAGAAGGAAATATAATTTTGCAAAAATAGTTATTGACCTTGTGTTATTTATCATGTATAATTCGTTTTGAAACCATGCAGAAAATATCTGCTATCATTTAAGGAGAATACAATATGGGTGTTATTAATGGAACTGCTTACTGGGCATCAGTCACTATCCCTAACACAACGTACAATGAAGATGGAGAATGGAAGATCGATGTATGTAATCTTTCAGAATCGACTGTGGCTAATCTGATTGCAGATGGGCTACAAGATCGTATTAAAAACAAGGATGACGAGCGTGGCGATTTCATTAGCTTGAAACGTCAGGTTAAGAATCAACGTACAGGACAGGCTAACTCTGCTCCTGATGTTATGGATGCACAGAAGCGTCCTCTTGTAAATACTTTGGTAGGCAATGGGTCTATCGTAAATGTTCTGTATCGTCCATATGATTGGACTTATCAGAAACGTAAGGGACGCTCTGCTTCTCTTGAGGCAGTACAAGTTATTGATCTTGTTCCTTATGGTGGTTCTGCATCAGATGCTTTTGATGTAGTTGATGATGGTTTCTCCTCGATGAATGAAGAAACTATTCCTCTTTCATCCTAACTAGGGAAGGGGGAACTCTGGGTGACTAGGGTTCCCCCTATTTTTATATGAAAAATATAGATACATTAGTAGAAGATATTTATTCCTTGTTTGAAGAAGCTGTTCCAGACATGTCTGATTCTGAGGTAGATAAGATTATCAGTAAGTTTGGCGACTCTTTGAAAGTACATCTCAAGGCTTTTATTTATGAGGAAGAACGTCGAAGAGATTCCCTAAGACTATCTGCTATAGGTAAACCTGAACGTCAACAGTGGTATTCAGCATCTCCTAACTCAACTGTTAAAGAAACTATTGAGCTTGAAGCAAAGGATAAGATTAAGTTTCTGTATGGTTATATCCTGGAAGAACTTTTACTTACCTTGTCTTCTCTGGCTGGTCATACTGTTACAGACGAGCAGAAAGAAGTTGAAGTCGAAGGAGTCAAGGGACACCAAGATGCTATTATCGATGGTGTTCTTGTTGATTGTAAGTCTGCATCAGGTAGAGGCTTTGATAAGTTTAAGAATAATTATGTCTCTTCAGATGATCCCTTTGGTTACATAGCTCAACTGTCTTCCTATGCAGAAGCTAATGGACTGAGTGATGCTGCCTTCTTGGCTATCAATAAACAATCAGGAGAGATATGCTTATCCAAAGTACACTCTATGGAAATGATCAATGCAGCAGAACGTGTTAAATATATTAAAGATGTTATTAAACAAGATACTCCTCCAGCTAAGTGCTATGAGCCTGTTCCTGATGGTAAGTCTGGGAATTATAAGTTGGCTATCGGTTGCATCTATTGTGACTACAAGCGTGACTGTTGGGTGGATGCTAATCAAGGTAAAGGATTACGTGTGTTTGATTATGCAACAAACCCACGCTACCTTACACAGGTTTCTAAGACTCCTAATGTAGATGAGATCGTAGATTGGTAATGCATTGGAAGTACACAGGTAAACCAGACATTGAAAATAAATTTGGATTTGTTTATCTTATTACCAATAAGAAAACAGGTAAAGCTTATATAGGATGCAAACAATATTGGCATTATAAAAAAGGTAAACAATATAGACAATCTAATTGGAAAGTTTACATGGGTTCTTCTCGCTCTCTGACAGAAGATATTAAGAAGATTGGTAAAAGAAATTTTAAATTTGAAATGATTGCTGAGTTTAAAAACAAACGTAGCTTACGATACTATGAGTGTTACTATCAAATGAAGCATAATGTTTTAGCTGCTGTTCTGGAAGGAACAGATGAACCAGCATTTTATAACAACTATGTAGGAGGTAAATGGTATAGACCAGTAGAGAGTTATGAACCAGAATTATAAAAATATAATGAACACCTTAACATCTATCAGCAATGAATCTATTTTTACAGGTACTCCTAACAACGAGTACCATTCATTATTTATGGGTGTTATTCTTAGAGCCTTGTTAGATGTTAGCAAACCTTCCACAAGTATAGAACCTAGTAATATTAAAGTGGATCGTCTGGCTGCACGCTCCTGGTTCTTTGCTACATCTGGAGTTACTTGTGAAAACTTTGAGTATGTGTGTGACATAGCTGGCATAAACCCTGTGGCTATGCGTTCTGTAGCAACAAAGGTATTACAAAGAAAGGATATAAGTAATGTCAGGAAAGAAATCAACTCCTTCTTCAACAGAGAAAACTGACATGGTTAATAGTCCCAAGCATTATAGAATGCAGGGTGTAGAGGCAATTGATATTTTAGAAATGTCCATGACTGAAGAAGAGTTCTTAGGATACCTTAAAGGAAACGTATCAAAGTATCTACTAAGATACAAACATAAAACCAAACCCAAAGAAGATTTGCAAAAAGCTAAATGGTATATAGAGAAACTAATAGAAAAAATATAGAGGAGAACCTGGATGAACGAGATTACTTTACCTACAAACTATCAATCCTTTATACACATGTCGAGATACTCTCGTTGGCTTGATGATCAGGGACGCAGAGAATCATGGGAAGAAACCATTGATAGGTATCTTTCTTTTATGGCAGATCATCTCAAAGAAAACTATAGCTACTCTCTCTTTGGTGTGGAGTTAGCTAACATTCGCAGAGGTATGTTGAACCTAGAAGTACTAGGTTCCATGAGAGCATTAATGACTGCTGGTCCTGCCTTGGAACGTGAACATATCTCAGGGTACAACTGTTCTTATCTACCCATCGATTCTCCTCGTTCCTTTGATGAGTGTCTGTACATCTTGATGAATGGTACAGGTGTAGGCTTTTCTGTTGAGCGTCAGTATATCAACAAGCTTCCTACTATTCCTGATCAATACTTTGAGAACACAGATGATGTTATCTCTGTTGCTGATTCCAAAGAAGGTTGGGCCAGAGGACTGCGTGATCTTATCTCTCTCCTGTATACCAATCGTATCCCCAAGATAGACACCAGTAAGATACGCCCTGCTGGTGCAAAGTTAAAGGTATTTGGTGGGAGAACATCTGGTCCTGCTCCCCTGGAAGAACTGTTTGACTTCACCATCCAGACGTTTAGAAAAGCCAAGGGTAGAAAGCTTACCTCTATTGAGTGTCATGATATTATGTGCAAGGTAGGTCAAGTGGTAGTCGTAGGAGGAGTCAGAAGGTCTGCCCTGATATCTTTGTCTAACCTTACTGATGAACGTATGCGTATGGCTAAGAGTGGTGATTGGTGGGTAGATAATCAACAACGTGCCTTGTCTAATAATTCTGTATGCTACACAGAACGTCCTGATATGGGTATCTTCATGAAGGAATGGTTATCTCTTTATGAAAGCAAGAGTGGTGAGCGAGGTATCTTTAATCGTGCCTCTGCACAGGTCAAGGCAGCATCTAATGGAAGGCGTGATGGTGACATAGAGTTTGGTACTAATCCTTGTTGTGAGATTATCCTGAGACCTTACCAGTTCTGTAATCTATCAGAGGTTATCTGTAGAGTAGATGATACTATGGATACACTCAAGAATAAAATTAAACTGGCTACTATACTAGGTACATTTCAATCTACTCTTACAGACTTTGGATATATTCGCAAGCGTTGGAAGAATACCACAGAAGAAGAAAGGTTGCTTGGTGTATCTCTGACAGGTATCATGGACTGTCCTGCTGTATATGATGCTTCTCCAGAGGCTCTTCAACAACTAAGAGATGTGGCTGTTAAGACTAACAAGAAGATGGCAGAGAAACTAGGTATCAATCAGAGTACTGCTGTTACATGTGTTAAACCTTCTGGTACTGTGTCACAACTTGTTGATGCTGCCTCTGGTATTCATGCCAGACATAATCCTTACTACATCAGAACAGTCAGGGGAGATAACAAAGACCCCCTGACAATGTTTCTCAAGGATAAAGGTGTACCATCAGAGCCTGACTTTACAGCACCTGATAATGTAACTGTGTTCTCCTTCCCCATGAAGAGTCCAGACAGTGCAGTGTGTAGATATGATATGGGAGCATTAGCACAATTAGAACTCTGGCTCAAGATTGCAGACAACTACTGTGAACATAAACCTTCTGTTACTATCTCTGTTCAGGAACATGAGTGGTTAGAGGTAGGTGCCTGGTGTTGGGAACATTTTGATTCTCTCTCTGGTATATCTTTCCTTCCTTTCTCTGATCATTCTTATAAGCAAGCCCCTTACCAAGACATAGACAAGGAAACATTTAAAGACTTGACAGAGAAGATGCCACCTGCTATAGATTGGTATGAGTTATCGAGCTATGAGAAAGGAGACACAACCACTGGATCACAAGAGCTTGCCTGTGCAGGTGGAGTATGTGAAATCGTAGACATAGGAGCATAAATGAATCGTACATTAACATATCACCTTAAAGATTTAAAAGATACAGTCCCTAAACAAAATGAAGATATCATTAAAGCTATTGATTTACTTTTATTTTATCTTAATATGCGTACTGCTGTAGAAGATTATCCTGATTCAGGGTTTACAGATGACTTTGGAGTGGGCATACCGCGTTTGGTGCGTGGCGAATGAAAGGTAAAATCCCAAGGTACCTAGGAGGTACACCCAGACAGGGTAAAAGTTTCAAAGAATATGTCAGAGGTATTATGGACAAAATAATGCTTTTCTTTTTAAAGCTCTACTAGAAGGAACTATTTTAAATGGAAGTAACTCTCATAGCTCAACTGGATAGAGCAACAGACTTCTAATCTGTAGGTTGCAGGTTCGAGTCCTGCTGAGAGTGCCAACAACATAGGAGATAATTAATGGAGTTACATACAACTGACGAAAGCTTTGATACGTTACATCAGGCAGTGGACAAGGCTAGAAAAAATGCTAAAGATGTAAAGGTTCCTAGACAGGCACTTATCGGTCTTCTGATGGATCACTCAAATTTAATAAATAAGGTATACCAAATGGGAGAAAGTATAACACTTTGGAAAGATGGTTGAATTTGAAAAAGAGTGTCAAAGGTGGCACGGTAGAAAATTGAAAGGGAACTACGCACATTATTGTGCTGATTGGGATTACCTACCAATAGATGATACTTGTGTGGAGTTTCAATCCTGCACTTGCCCAAAACTACCAATGGATGATAAAGAAGACTAGGTGTGCTATATTCTAATTGAGGTGCTAAATAAACAGTTGACTTATAAAAGTAACTGTGGTATACTTTCTTTTAGCAACTTAAACAACTGGCAAGTATAAAAGAGATAGCAAACGATAAGGCAGGACTTGATCACCTGTGATAACTCTAACCTTTCTCTCTTGACAGTGACACCTAAGCACGTGTATAAACTGCCTACTACTACCACGTATAATACAACCAACGAGGTGCCTTTACTGGGCCTCTTAACAACTTGCTGAAAAGGAGTATAGACAATGGCTATATGGAAAGAAGAAAGAATGTTGGGAATGGGTGAACTGTTCACTGCCATGACTAACATAGCATACGAAGACAATGCGTACCCTCCTCACAACCTTAAAGAAGAGAACGAAAACTATACAATTGAAATTGCTCTTGCAGGGTGGGCAGAAAAAGATATCTCTGTCTCTGTAGAAAATTCTGAACTTTGTATAACAGGTATATGGAGTGCCGATAGACCTGATCAGATGCCCCACCAAGGTATTTCATCTAAAAATTTTAGTAAGGGGTTTGTTCTTTCACCTCACCATCAGGTGGAGAGTGCAAAACTAAAGAATGGACTACTAGTTATTGAAATCAAATACATCTTGCCTGAAGAGCTAAAACCAAAGAATATTCCTATACAGGTGGTCTAGTTACAAAGCTCTACAGAAACCAAAACATTTAAAATTGAGGAGTAAGTATGACACAGACATATAACATTTATATAGGCTATGATCCTAAAGAAGAGATAGCATATGAAATTCTTAAATGGAATTTAGAACGTATTGCCAAGAATCCTTTAAATATTTTTCCTTTGCGTAAAGATATTCTTGAAAAGATTGGAATGTATAATAGAGAATATACAGATATTAAAGGACAAAAGATTGACAAGATTGATGGCAAACCTTTCTCTTCTGATTTCTCTTTCAGTCGCTTCTTAGTTCCTGCCTTGAATATGTATCAAGGATGGGCTTTGTATATGGACTGTGATATGTATCCAAGGAGTGATATCTGTGAATTGTTTGAAGAATACAACGATCCTTTTCATCCTATTTATTGTGTTAAGCATGAGTACACACCTGAAAATAGTACGAAGATGGACAATCAGAAACAGGAACAGTATTATAGAAAGAATTGGTCAAGCCTCATGCTGTTCAATTGTGAGCATCCTCAAAATCAAATGCTTACTCCATATGTAGTCAACACTCAGACAGGTCAGTACCTTCATAAGTTTGGATGGTTGCCTGATAAGCCAGCAGATATTGGTTCTATTAAAGAAGAATGGAACTGGCTTGATGGTCACTCACCTGAAGAGATCGAGGCCAAGAATGTTCACTTCACTACTGGTGGTCCTTGGTTTTATAACTGGAAATGTAAACGAGAAATGGATGGTAAGTATGCAGCAGAGTGGAACAACGATGCAATTTACCTCCAAACAATTGGTGTACTTAAAGATGAAGTACATAAATATTTTTTATAAGGAATAATAATACATATGACTAATGTTAATTTTGTAACTTCTTTTAATGAAAATTTATTTGTAGATACTTCATATAAATTTTTAGAATCTGTCTTGTCTAAGTGGGAACCCAAGATTAAACTTAATTGTTATACCCATAACGTAGACTTAGGAAACTATGTAGTACCTGATGCAAAGAATATTACTTTTAATTCTTTACATGACGTAGAGACATATGATTCTTTTCATGAGACGTTTAAAAAACACAACGGTACTGAAGGTAAGACAGTAGATTACAATTGGAAGTTAGATGCTTTACGTTGGTCACATAAAGTATTTGCTCTTACAGAATCTGCATTCAATCTGGTAGCTGCCTCTGATAATCCTGGGTGGTTGATCTGGATTGATGCAGATTCTTATACCTTGAATAGACTTACAAAAAAAGATATCTTGGCTATTCTACCTGAAGGTGCTGATGTTGTATGCCTTGAGCGTACTGATCAAGAGTATCATGAAGGTGCTTTCATGGCATTCAATCT